TTTACAGAATTTATCAAGCGTTGTTCTGTACTTAACGATTTCATTTTTAGCACTTACCATTTCCTTATAGTTTTCTTCTGTTACTACAAGTCCTTTATACTTTTTTAGTTGTGCTTCAAAATATGTTTTGATTTCGTCTTTGTTCCATTTGAATACTTGTTCTTTTTGACTAACAACTGGTGTTAAATTAATTTCCATTTATTTCACCGCCTTTTGTTGTTCAACTTCTGCCATGAGTTTTTGCACTATAGCCTCTAATTTAGAGATACGGCTATCTTTGTCTTTTGCCTCTTGAATGTAGTCGCTACCTTTACCAGTTTTGAACGCTACGTTCAATGTGTATTGATTTTCACTGCCTAACGTCATACCAGCACCAATCATTACACGTTCATTAGGACGATAGAACGCTCCCAATGCTACTGCATTAGCGTTTCTATAACGCCCATAACTAACCGCATAAGATGCTTTGTCATTGCGGTTAAAATCTAATGGGTGTAAACCGCTTAATGCTGCACTAGATGCACCCAATTTATTTAGGCGTTGGTTAGTAGCGTGAATTTCATTACCGATATTATTTTGTCTATTTTCGAGTGCGGTAATACGGCCTTCATGATTAACTGTTGTATCGTGTAATGTTGCGATTTGACCTTCATGATCGTTAACCACATCGCCCAACATATTCAATCCAATTGCAATATCCTTGATATTTTGTTTGCTTTTAGAAATTTGAGTACCATTGTTACCAACCTCTTCAGCTACTGCGAAGAGTTGAGAACCATTTACCGCATCAGTAGAGGACGCATTTACTTGACCTGCTGCCACATTAGTTAGTTGGCGTGTATAATCAGTTACACCACCAAAGCCCGCTCTATCTTTAGCACCAAAAGAGGCAACAGCACTTGGGTTAGTTCCAGCTACTGCATGAGTTTTTCCATTAACAGTCATATCAGCGACTGCTACCGCATCATCGGTTACTGAATTAGTACCGATTGCTACCGCATTAGGCTTATCGGCGATGATATTGTTACCTACTGCCACCGCATCAATTGCAGTTGCTTGTGTATGCGTACCGATTGCCATGGCACCCTGTCCGCTTGTTTCAGAATTAGCACCGATGATAGTTTGTTCCATATCACCAGCCATTTTGTTGTTGTAACCGATTACAGTTGATTGATTACCTTTGATATCGTTGTTATTAGCACCAATTACAACGCTATTTTCACCTGTTAAGTTGTTTGTACGGCCAATCGCCACGCTAGATGTACCGCTCACATAGGCACCATTGCCGATTGCCACAGTATTATATGCTGCAGTTCTAGCTTGTGAACCGATAGCATATGTGTATTCAACCAATGCTTCTGCATGGCTACCATATGCAAGTGAATTACGGCCAGCCGCTTTGCTATTATTGCCACCAACAAAAGAGTTGGTACCGCTTGCCACGTTATTTTCGCCGAATGCGATTGCATTATTAGCATCAATAGTGTTTTGATAGCCAAATACTGCACTACTATGAGATGATGCGGTGATTGTGTTATCTGTACCACCCAATGTGTTATTATTTGCACTTGCTATGTTTACTGTTAATGCAGAAATACCTAATACTAATACTGCTTTATTCATGTTTTTCATTGTTTTTTCTCCTGTTTCTGTTACAATACAGGTAGAGTATTTTGTGATGTACTCTACCAAGTCCGCTATGGTTTCCTACGCCATGATTAGCGGACTTTTCTTTTTTCATAAAATTTCACTTCTCTGTACCAATAATTACTGAGAATTAATAACGTAAACCCTAATAGAATTTGTAAAAATGCGGTATAAAAGTCAATGCGATTTATTTCAATCGAGCCGACTGTTCCAATTACCATCAAGAATGCGATCACTCTCAACGCCCATACTAGCTTAATCATGCTTATATCCTTTCCATACTCTGTACAACTCGCTGATATCTTTGTTTTTCAATTCCTCAACTAATTCATCGGCTGCTTTATTTGCCTCAATATGTGCAATTTCATTTCCGTACTCATAAGAGTTCGTAGGTGTTGGACATTGATATCTTGCGTAATACTCGTTGTCATATTCTGCTTGATAAATTTCATCAAGTAGTCTTTTATGAAGAGCATCGGCTACAGGTCTGTAAGCACCACTATCCCACTTCACCGCATTATTCATAAATGTACGTGCTGACTTTATAATTTCGTCTGTTAGCACTTCGCATTCTTTGATTGTTGCTACGTGTCCTCTAGCATTTCTGTTGAATTCTGCATATACGTTCATTTCCTGTTTCCTTTCCTTTAGATGCTTTAGCCTCTTTCCATTCTTGAAATTCAGCCATGTTTTTAGGATTTTCATAAAATTTGTAGATTTCTTCTATAAACAACCTCACTTTCTCACTCCTCTTTAATGAGTTCGCCAATTGGCACATTGAAACAATCGGCCAACTTTTGAAGGCTTGTAACACTTGCCCCATTTTTGCCGTTTAGCCATTGGCCTATTGCAGCTTGTGAAATACCAGTTTTCTTTGACAGTGTATAAGCTGTCATGTCTTGGTCTTTCATAAGTTGCTTGATTTTTTGCAAATTCATTGATTATCACCTCGCTTTTTGCTACAATCAAATTACTAAGTATTTATTTAGTATATGCAACGCTTTTACAATGCTATGTATTTACGTTACCCTGTGATTACATAGTACTACGCATATGCTAGTAATTCAATTAACTCATAATAAAAATAATTAAGAATTACAGTTTTATTTTTAACTTTTTATAAATAGGTGGATAAAATGGCATATGACCGCATATTCGAAATCATGAAAGAAAGGGAATTAACGGCTTATAGAGTGTCAAAAGATACAGGAATATCACAGGCATCGCTCGCTGATTGGCGAAAAGGAAGGTCAAAACCAAAAATTGATAAGTTGCAAAAACTATCCGAGTATTTTGGTGTATCGATTTCATACCTAACAGGGGAAAGTAATGAAATTGATAATACTCAACAAATGCAAGTACCAAATGGGTACTACATAGACAAAGAAACGGCGGAGTATGCTGAAATGTTACGTACTCGTCCAGGTGCTAGACTTCTATTCTCGGCTGCAAAAGACATATCAAAAGACGATTTACAGAAAGCCGTGGAATACATTGAGTTTTTAAAGTCTAAAAACAAATAATATTAGGGAGTGTGTTGTATTGGTAGTGAATATAATTTACTGCGATTTACCATGTGTTAAGGCTATTTCTGAGGAAACAGAGGATATAGACACGCATAATATATATGTGAATAAAAACTTGCCACATGATAAAATGAAAGCAGAAATACGGCATGAGTTATCTCATATCATCAATGATGATTTTTATTTAGATAGTCATGTTAATTTAGTGGAAGAAATGGTAAGGCGGTATGATCTAAAAGACGAAAATCTAACAGATGATATTAACTTCTACCATCATTTCAAGTAAGGGAGATAAGGGAATGAAAAAGACTTTAGTATTATTAACTGCATTATTGGCACTATCTACTACCGCAATGGCAAAAGACATTGTATCTCATGAGGAATTTAAAGCATTAGATGGAACAAAAGTTTTAGTACATTATGATGATGGTACAACTGAATTAATGGACGAACAGGACTTTCTAAACGCTACAATCTCTATGACACAGGAAGAAATGGACGATTTACACAAGACTGATAAAGGCACACAAGATGCGTTAAAAAGAAGAATGGAAGAAAACGAACGCTTTAGAACGATGTAAATAAAAAAAAGCCACCTACACAGGTGGCTTTTATACTAGAGAGGATTAACTATGGAATTATCAAAAGGAGTAATATACGCTAGATATTCATCAGACAAACAACGTGATGAATCAATTGAAGGGCAAATAAGAGAGTGCAAAGCATATGCAGAGCGTGAGGGTATTGTCATTACTCATATATACACAGATAAAGCATTATCAGCAAGAACAGACCACCGCCCAGAGTTCCGTCAAATGATTGACGATGCAAAGAAACATAATTTTGAATATGTTATTGTATACCAATTAGACCGCTTTAGCCGTAGCCGTGAGGATAGTGCCGTATACAAGTCCATTCTAAAACGTAATGGCGTTAAGGTAGTTAGTGCAAAGGAAAATATCAGTAGCGACCCAGCTGGTATTATCCTCGAATCTGTATTAGAAGGCATGGCGGAATATTATAGTGCGGAATTGGCTCAAAAGGTTAAGCGTGGCATGACTGACAACGCATTAAAAGGCAAGATGAATGGCACACCTACACCGCTAGGCTACGATAAGACAGATGATAATTCACTCATCATCAACAAACACGAGGCAAAAATAGTAGAACGTATCTTTGATATGTACCTAAAAGGGCACTCTATCCCCTCTATATGCTCGTTTCTAAACTCCAAAGGGTATTTATCCAAGAAAGGCGGTAAATTCTCGTATGCGGTCATTAGACGCATTTTAAGCAATGAGAAATACATCGGTATCATGAAATGGAATGACATTATAGTAGAAGATGCTATTCCTTCTATTATTTCAAAAGAAATATTCGATAAAGTACAATCAGCCAATAGCCGTAGAATTAAATTAAAGGCCTCTAGGAGCGAGTTTTATAATTTGTGCGGTAAATTATACTGCGGAAAGTGTAACGCTCATTACGTAGGCTCTACGGCAACTTCTAGGAGCGGTGAAAAGCATTACTATTATGTGTGTAACAACAGACGAAAACATCACACTTGCGATGCACAAAATCTAAAACGTGAAATTGTTGAGGATATTGTTATTAACAAAACACTTGAGATATTGAATCAACCTAATACTATCGAGCAACTGGCGGAATTAGCGGTAAAAGCTAACAAAGATATGATGAGTACAAGCAAATTAGAGTTACAAGCCGTCAATGATCGCATAAAACAATTGCAATCGGAATTAGATAATTATATGAAAGCTATTGCAAAAGGATACATTTCTGATACGCTACAAGCTCAAATTGAAAAAGCTGAGGCGGAATTACAAGACCAAATGACACGCCGTGCGAACCACGAAATAGCAAATAATCAAATACACCTAACGGCGGAACATATTGAGTTCTTTTTGACAAAAATGGCAAAAGAAAACCCCACCACCAAGCAAGGTAGAGCAAGCATTATTGACACTTTCATAAAGCAAGCTACCATATTTGATGATAGGGTTGAAATTGTATTTAATTATAGCAATGACCTGCCCCAATTTAAGGAACAGGTCATTGAATGTTCGCACTCATGCGATATGGTGGACCACCAGGGGTTCGAACCCTGGACACCCTGATTAAGAGTCAGGTGCTCTGCCAGCTGAGCTAGTGGTCCATGACATGAATTATTATATGCTTATTTTATAGGAATGTAAAGAATATTTATT